TGTTTTCATTGAGGTCGAAAATAGGCATTATTCTTGTTTCATGAACTGGTTAAATCCAGCGTTAACGTCAATCTCTTCAGCTTTTGGTCCAGACGCTGAAGACGAAACTGATTTACTAGAACTTGAGCTCACGCCTGAATTTGTAGAACTACCAGGTTTTGACTTGGCCTGTTTCTTCGCTTCTTCCATTTCAGCAATGGTTCTGTACTCTTCAGGAATAAGAGAATCCATCTGAGAGTAAAGAGCTTCAGCTTCTTTTTGGTGTTGAGAGTTTTCAATTGCTTTTCGGTATGCTTTGTAAGCGTTTTTTGCTTTTAGTTCCTCTTCTTCTTGAATTGAATCAATTAGAGAAAGAAGGTTTCTCTCTTGATGAGGAGACAATCCATTCCTTGTTATGTGTGTGACAGCATCCTGGAAGTTCTGAATATCGCTTGGGAAGCCGCCGACCTGCAAAACAAAGTCTTCGTTCGAGATTCTCTTCTGATTAAGAGCAATTAACCTTACAACACCATTAACCTGTGCTTGGCCGTTAGGTTGATTTGGATTCCTTGGGTCTCTAGCTGAAATAAGGTCTCTGGCAGTCTTGAATGAGGATGGGTTCTCTATCCTGTCATTGATTTTGTGAGAAGAAGCAATCTTGCTTCCTTCGCTTCGGCCAATGTTGTACCATCTAACGTCTTGAGCGTCATCACCCCTTTGTTGGCTCTGGTTCATTCTCTGAGCAGCTGCACTGATTGCATCCTGTGAACGCCAAAGACTGGCTGTAGTCTCGAAAGGCTTCTGTAGGAGAGCCAAAGTTGTTGGAGTATCGAACCCTGCGTTCAAGTATGGATTAAGAAGAGACTGAGCTTGTTGTCTATATCTTGATGGCACTCCCCCAATCATTCCGCCAATAATTGGGTCAAGCCTTCTCGAAGTAATCTGGTCTAATACTGATTGTTTTAGCAAACGAGGGTCAGACGGGTCGATTGGTTGCTGGTCTCCGGGAGGTGGCGCCACTACGTCACCCGCAGAGCCGCCTGCCGGGGGACGCAATGCGTCTCCAGGCATCGGGCTTGCTGCTGGCTGGACAACATCTCCTGGCGAGCCAACCACTGGGAGAGCGCCAGGGACGGCCGTGTTTTGGGCCGCTGCTTGCCTAAGAACGCCTTCTGCACCGCCAGAGACTCCTGCCTGACCGAGCTGAGCGCCGAGCGCATCGAGAGCCCTTGAGTCAGCCTGGTTTTGCACAGAATTCCTGCCACGGATTGCGTCTACGGCCTGAGGAACAGGCTGCATGAAAGGCAATAGACCAGGAGGAGGAGCAACTCCAGTTTCAGAGATTGACTGCTGTACAATCTCGTCATTCGTAAGCGGTCTTGGTTCTTGCTGTTTTTGCTGGTCTGGATTCCATGCTCCATCAGCGTCAGGAACAGGTTTGGACATGTCATATTTGCCAGGTTTTGCATCGAAAGCAGGGGCAGCAATATACAAGTCGACTGTGCCATCTACATTGTCAGTAATCCTGACATCAGCGCCCATATCTTTGGCTTTTGCGGCAGCTGCACGCATTTGCCTGTAGTTGCCAGATGATTGTAACTTTCTTGCTTCCTCGATAGCGCTTCTAAGTTTTTGAGCGTCTTCACGAGAATACATCTCGGCTCTAGCTTCTTTGTTATCGTTTAGCTGAAGCTCAAAACGAGATTTGCGACCAGATTCTTCATTTGCACGAGCCTGCATGGTGTCTTCATGGCGACCCTGAGTAGCGGCTACAGTTACGTCAAACTGGCGCTTTTGCTCAGCAAGCTGCTGGTGTTGCAACTTCCTCTGTTGAAGCCTTTCAATTGCTTCAGGAATACCAGAGGGTTGAGTTGGAATAGGGTTTGCGACATACCTAAGAAAGTCGATAGCCATTATCCTCTTCCTTTCAGCCCCTCATTGGCTGCCGCCCCGGCAGCTGCAGTTGCCCCACCAGTGTATAGAGCAACACCGGTTCTTATAGCTTCACCGGTCTGTTGCTCTGTTCTTGCATTCCTTTCGGCATCAAACTGGTAGCCTTCGACAGCATCAGCGCCACGTGCACGCCAGATGTCTTCTTCGGTGGCTCTATCACCACCAATGGTCCGCTCATATCCTGCTTCAGTGAATCCAAGAACCTGAGCAAGAAGCGCAAGCTGGCTGTTAAATGCATCTCTAGCCCTTTGTGCCTGAGCTGCCTGTGCCCCTGCAGCTGCATTAGAAGCAGCAACTTCACGGTCAAGAGCATGTTTATCACTGCCAAAAGCGATATCTGCTTGGCCCATGATTCTATCCATTTCTCTTGAATCAGCTTCGGCTCCGACTCCGCCAAGAGCAGTGCCAAAGGCGCGCTGCTCAGCTGCGTCTTGCAGAGCAAAGTCTGCAGCGCGATTTGCACGAGCTGCTTCAATATCAGTAATCACATTGCCAACATTGTTCAAAGCCCCACTGGAACCGTATACTCCTCTAGCAGCTGCTTGATTGTTTGCCTCTCCTACTGCCAGGTCACGTGCACGGTCGTAAGCTGCATCAAACTGAGGCTGAACAGAGCCCGGGTCGTTAGCGAACATACGATTGAACGCAGTTTGAGCATTGGTATTTCCACCATACGCTCTGAAGTCATTCATAGCGCCATTGACCTTATTCCACGCCTGGTCGCCAGAACCGTTAGGACCATAGGAAAGCCCTTGGCCGAAGTTGGTCAAGTTGCTGAGTTCTGGCCTAACACTTTGGTTAACCCAATCAAGTCCAGGCGTCTCACGCCACCTATTCTGGTTGTAATGCCAGTTCTGTTCTTCAACGCCAGGGGTCATCTGGTCAACGCCATATGGAGAAGAGGTTTGACGACCACTGCCTCCGCCAGTGTTAAAAGCAGATTCAGCACGAGCCGCTTTGTCTGAAGCAATTTTCGCCTGAGCGTCTGCAGCTCTTTTAGCTTCAAATACCGGCTTTGCGGCTTCATTTGCAGCTGTCCTAATTTGATTAGGCAGCTTTCCAGCATCATATCCAAACATTGCCATTATTTACTCCAGACATTTCCACCTCTACCACCGTAGGTATCGGTTGTTCCGGTTGAAGGCAAAGAAGACCCTCTACCAAGCAAAGCTGGATTACGGTTATCCGGAGGAGGAGTTTCAGCCCTAGGAGGAGGACTAATTGCTGGAGGCGGAGTATTTTGAGGCGTAGCTGCTGTTCCAAACACAGGATGGTCAGCTGGAAAAAGGTCTGCATTTACAATTCCTGCAATATCAGGTACTGCTTGCTGACCATACATTTGAGCCATTAATGCTTGAATTGGAGTGAAGGCTTGAGAAGCCCCTTGCATAGCCTTTCTTGAAATCTCGTAATTCCTCTTACGAGCCTCTTCCATCTCCTTGATGATTTTTTTATTCTCTCTTTGCTTCTTTTCCTTAGCAGGACTGCCAACAAGAGCCTCAAGAGAACCACCAATTAGCGGAAGTGAACCAAGATGGCTTCTTCCCCTATCTCCTACACTATCACCCATAACTAGCTCCTATGTGCCAAGAATATCAAAAGTTTCTGTAACCTTAACAAGGCTCAGGTTAGGCGAAGAGTCAGAAAAGGTGAATCGCCAATCTCTTCGTCTGTAAGTACCAAGCGAACGGAATTCAACTTCAACGTAATCGTCTCCAGTTGTTCCAAAGTCAATCCTAAGAGGAGTGCCGTAGGCGCCATGTGAGTCTCTCCATTCGAGTGTTCCAAAGGCACGAGTTGAAGATTCTCCCCTTCTGCACGCAATTTTAATGCTTCTACAAAGCTTTCGGTTGTCTGTTCCTCTGTCAATGAATCCAGAAGTTGCACGAGCTACGACCAAATCTCCAAGGTCAGAGCCTTGGCTTTGAGAAAGAACACCGAGTTTACCCTCGGTAGTTCCAACAAAATTCTTCCCGTTTACCTTTGAGAGATGATGAGCCGAAATCTTTAAAGGAACGAAATTAGCTGTAGTTGAAGAATACCCTGCCCACTGTGACCAGCCACCACCCATTTGGAATGCGAAGGTTCTTCCATCAGTTGGGAACGTCCAAACAAAGCAATCAATGTGACCGATTAAGACTCTGTAACCAAATGCGTCGGCTACAGTAGTCATCGAGTCTAGTTGCTTTTTAATAGGCTTTTCAATAGTCTCGAAGGTTCGACCATCAGAATAGACGATTCTCCTGTATTGGTCAATCCATAGAAACTCTTGGTCCTTCCGTATTACTGAATACGGAGCAGATAGACCAAACTCTCTGGTGACTGCAGGAACGAATACTAATGGCGTAGGGTCTGGAACAAAGATTTGAACATTGTCTTGCCCAAATACAAAGACCTCGTTTGTGTTTTCATACAAACCTACTACTTCGTCAGGTCTAGCTTCAGCAGTAAAGAATCCTCCGTCTGAAACGACTCCGGTGTTATCCCATTGCTCATGACCAGAAGTGTCTACTGTGCCTTGAGAGATGCCTGAGAAACGGACCTTTGTCCTGTCAACGGTTGTGTCGTTGGCGAGAAGCCTTGAGCTGTTTGCGGCTACGTGGGTTGCAAACGGAGGATTACCTCCAAGTCTGGAAGATGCGACAGTGTCTTTTTTAACCTTCTGAATGTTTGAGCCGCCGGCCGCTACTAGGAAAACTTCTGTCTCTGTAAAGATTGGTCTTCCTTTTCCATTCAGTTTCTGATTTGGACTCTGAGAGATGTTGATGAAAGAACCGTTATCTATTCTATAAATGTTCCTTAGATTAGTATCATTGCCTACCGCAAAGTACTTTCCATCATATGTCTGGTAAAGACCAATAACGCCAGTCGAGTCAATTGAAGTTGAAGGGAATTCAGAGAATGTAGCAATTCCAGGTCTTTTTGTAACTGTTCCAGTGTCGTCAATCACTACGTTCATCGCAAGCGACTGAGCGCCGCCAAGTTCCTCAAAACCAGAAGCCTGGTTTGGACCAAAGTTGATTCTATCTTGAGGCACTATTGATTCCTCGATTAGTCCTGATAAGTGGCCATACTCTCCATTACGAGAGAAGTGGTGCTTATGTGTAGCGTTCGGAAGAAACCAACGGCATGGTCTCCATCGGGAACAGATGAAAGGGTTTCTCCTTCATCAGAGACGAATACTACGTCGTTTGCGTTTCCAGAGTCGTTCACTGCTACTAGAGTCAAGTCTGCTCCTGGAACTAGACTAGTTGTTCCAGCGGTAAACGTGAATGTTGCATCGTTTTGAAATGTTACTACAATCGTATCAGCACATAGCTGAGCGTTGAACGTAGCAGCAGCTGTTCCTGTCGTGATTGTATAGAAAAGACTTCTACCTTTCCTGTAACCAAGTTCAAGTTTTGAACCAGTTGCTCCGGAAGGCGCAAAGTAGTCGTAAACATTTCCAACTACGTCAACAGTTGCGGGGTCAGAGAACCCAATGATATTGTTACCTACTTCTGAGAACTTAGTCCCAGCTGCAGGGCCAGTATCACCGGCGTCATTGATTAGTTTGAAGGCAAAACCGGAGGAGCCTCCGTCGACGAATCGAGAGTTAGTAACGCTTCCAATATATCGAAGAGCATTTTCTGCAGATTCGAAATCGATGACCCAGTATTCTCCGGAAGTAACAGCGCTAGCGTCAAACTCACAGCTATCAATATAGATATCACAACCTCGGATGACACGTGAGGTGTAACCTGCCTCAACAATGAATTGACAGCCTTTAACACTGATGTAACTTTCATCTTCATCTGCTTGATTCCTAATTGATGACGTACCATTTGCATCCAACCGAAACACACAGTTGGACACCATAATTGAAGATTTTCCGTCTCCGCTTGGCCTTAAGATGTGTTCTCCAACAATGTTGGAGTCGCCTAAATCACAGTTCTCTATAGCAACACTCTGGTTTGCTCGAACGATAATGCAGCTCATAGAATCAGCTTGGGTTGCTTGCATCCCAAGACCGATTACTCGCTTCCAGCTACCTGAAGTAGTATCTGTAAAATCGAATCCTCGTGTAGAAGTACCAGAGCTAAAAGACAGAATGCTAGAATTTGGGCCAGCACCCATAAGAGTGATGTTTTCCTCATCAATCTGAAATCCTGAGCCAGCAATGTTGTAGACACCAGGTGGGAAGAACACAATTGCACCTTCTCCGTCATTGATTGCTGCGGCAATTGCGGCTGAGTCATCTGTAACACCGTCACCTGTGGCTCCATACGTCGGGTCCTGAACGTTTACAAACATCCCAGAAAACGACGCGATAGCGGCCGACAGATTAACATCTGAACCGTTGACATCTACTTGCCAATCAAGAGCTGACGAAGAGTTGTTAAGCGCGTCAAGAACAGCTGTAAGCGTTGTTGGCTCACTAGCTCCTGACCCTCCTCCTCCGTATGGAGTACCAGTAAAGGAATCACTAATTACCTCGACTGTGGAAGCAGAGGTTCCGACTGTGACAGTTCTTAGAGTAGACCCGTCTGAGTCTTTAATCTCAACATCGACAAGAGCATCGACGTAGACTTCTGCGGCACCGTTGGCATCTAAAGTAATGGTGTTTGAAGCTGGGCTTCCAGTCTTCTCGAAATCTGACCACATGTTTGCAATAGCAGAACTTGCAGTGCCTCGAAGAGTAAAGATAGCTGAACCGCTTTCAGCTCCTTTCACACCCGCTGCTAGGAAAGATACTAGTGTAGCCATTTACATATTACTCCATCCAGTTCTGTGTGTGAGAATCAACACAGGTGGTTCATTTGGTTCTGCAGCTTTCTTGCATTCAACTAGCAGACGATTTCGCTCAGCAATAACGATTGTTTGGTCTTCTACTGGCATCTTGGAATCCACCATTAGCTCACAAGCCACTGCATGGACGAGATAGTTTTCCCAGTACCGCCTTAAGTCAAAGTCATCTGAGCCAACCTTGGAGCTAGCTGCAAGAGTGTGAACCTGGAATCTAATTGTTCCAGCTTCATCAGGCTGTGGCCAAAGACGAACCTGAATAGACTTGCCAGTCCTCTTGACGTAGAAGAGGCTAGGTCGACCTGTTGCATTCTTGCTTGAAAGCGTATTCCATCGATGAACGTTAATCTGGGTGACCTGTGTTTCGCCTTCTGTGTCCTTTGTGTCTGCGTTGTCAGCAGGAATGTATGATGCATCTCCTAGTACATTAAGAACATCAGAGTTCATAGTGTAGTACTGCTCGTTAGCAGTTAGCACAACATCATCAAAGTCCATGAAATAGTCAATGCTGCTGTTGACCTCAGGACTGTACATGATGCGGTTGAGAATATCTCTACCATGAGACGACTTGGCTGCCCAAGTTGAATCAGCTCCAATCTCGTATTCGATTGGTAGAAGACCTGCTTTTTTGAAAGCAGCTAGGACTACTTGGTCAATTATTGACTCAGTAGCTGGTGCACTTGCGATTGCCATTATGAAGTAACCCTTAGGATATCAGCTGCGGTGGTCCTGTGTATGACAGGAAGATTACGTGTGTCAGCCGCTCCGTCTGCGAAGTGTGACACGTCTCTCCGTCCTTGTGGAGCGTCTTCTGCATTTAGTCTTGAAAGCTCGGTTGCAACCCTGCCATCAACATCGTCAGGACAAGCAAGTAGACCGTCTTCCTTCTTAGTGAGTTGACTGCGCATCCACATACACCCACAGTAGTCGCATCGTGCCCTACGGTCACCTCTGGGATAATCTTCAGTTAGACTTCGAGGTATAGTTTTCATTTTGTCACTACCATGAAAAAGACCCGCTAAGAAGTAACTTAACGGGCCTTTTAATAATCCGGGTGAAGGCCCGGGTTTGGTTATTGATTAGGAGCCAACAGCAGGAGCAAGAGCACCACTTGCCGATTCAACGTCATCAAGAACAAGGTTATTGTACAGACCAAACGTTGCGCTAGTTCCAGCAAATGCGATGCCAGATGTTGCAAGAGTGTTTGCTTCTGCAAGCTTGATTCTGTTATTGAAAATCATCCCAGTTGCGGCAACGTCTGCAACCTGAATTGCAGCAACAGCATTGAGTGACTCAAGCTGTAGAAGACTGTTGTCCTTGATAACAACGTTAGTCGCTGCAGCTGTAATATCAATAAGACCAACAGAATCGCCAGGTGTTGCAGCGCTGATGTAATTACCCTCAATAAGAACGTTATTGACTGCAGCATCAATACTAACGATAGCATTGGTTTGGGCGTCATCCTCTCCAATGCTATGGAAGGTATTATACATGAACTTGAAACCGCTAGCACCTGTGCTAACAGTAATTCCGCGTACACATCCTTCAGTAGCAGAAGCAACAACTGCTTCGCAATTGACAATCCTGCAGTTTGCGCCAGTCACTGTGATTGGAGCCGCAAGGTTGTCGATACCAGTGAAGTCAAACTTCAAGCCATCTAGGACTACATTGTCTACGTCAACCAGGAATGTTGCAGTGGTTGCAGTATCGAAGGTGAATAGGTTGTCGCCGGCTGCGATAATCTTTGTGCCAGCAACAAGAGAAGACATCTGGTCAGCCGTGCTGATTGACTCAGTATGGCCAGGAAGGATGACGACAGTGTCACCGTCGTTACCAGTACACATGGCCAAGCCCTGGTTCAGGGTTTGAACAAGAAGCCCAGAGTGAGCCAAGTCGCCATAAGCATTGACTGGAACGCCAGACTTTCCAACATATGCGACTACGCGCCCACCTGGAGGAAGAAGCGTAGCGTAAGCAGTTCGAATACCTACACCGTTACCGAGGTACGGAAGAGGAGAATAAACAGACATTTCTATTTCCTTATGCGTTGCTGAAGAACAAGCAGCGTGGGTCAGAGGTGCCGTTATCGAAGCGGCCACTCATGGCGTAGTTCATGAGTTCCTGGTTCTCATCAATCCAGGTTCGGCTGCGGAACTTGCGGCGCCAGCGCATCTGGAAACCGTTGTCAGCGTCAGTTTGGATACCCCAGTTCGTCTCAGTGTTCGTCCAGTACTTCAGCTGCACACGCTTAATCTCATTATCGTACTTCTTGATAACGTTGATTGCGCTGTAGTTACCAGCTGCAGGGTCCATGGCAGAGCCGAGGAGAACCGTCCAGATTCCTCGTTGCTGAACCGGGTGAAGAACAGCTTTGGCCTTGTAACCCTCGATGAGACCGTCATGGTCAGGCATCTGGTCAAGCTGAGCAATAGCTGCGTTCCAGCTAGTCGTGCTAGGGGCCATCGGGGTGGCGAGCATATTGCTGAACGTACCGCCAGCCGCTAGCGGGTGACTGGTAGAAGCAAGTGCAACACCGTCAGGGCCAGGAAAACTAGCATTAGTGGCACGTACCAGCAGATTAGTGCAGTCAATGTCGACCGTCTTCCAAGCACTTCGATTGAGACGCTTAACAGCCTGAATGACCTTGTTGTACTTGGAGTCGTCCATCGCCTCTTCAGTGACAACATACTTGCCTGCAATCTTACGAGCCGTGTAACGAACCGAGTAACCTTCAGTGATAGTCAGAGGTGCGATTTCTCCGCCTTCTGCCGTCTCAGCAAAGAGACCACCACCAGCATACTCCTGGTCATCTTCGTAGTTATCACCCATCGGACGATTCATCATCCACTTGGGATAATCAAGCTTAGACTGGACGTTGTTCGTCTCGTCAGTGCACACATATTGCAAAGTGTTTTTTAGATTTAGTGCGACACTACTAGTGAAGATAGTTCCCGCCATTGTTCAAGTCCTTAAGTTAATTCCAAAATTGACGATTATGTATTTTCGATACTTGTGATTTAGAAAGATTGAACATCTCTCCAACTTGCTTACAAGTAAATCCAGAGTCACGAAGAGAGATTATTTTCTTTACGTCTTCTTCTGTAACTTTAGCTTTGTTATTCTTGGAGCCTTTTGCTTGTCTTCCTTTTGCAACCATATCAGCTGAGTTATCAGCTTGAGTACCAAGGAAAAGGTGCTCAGGATTCACACATTTCCTGTTATCACACTTGTGACAAACAACAAGTCCTTCAGGAATATCAGAGTAATGGATTTCCCAAGAAAGACGATGCGCTCTCACATTCTTTTTCTTTCCATTTGAAAATAGAATGATTTGACCGTAACCGTCTACCTTGGCACCAGTATATTCCCAACATCCACTCTCTTTGTTTTTAGCAATTTTGCCAAAAAACCTTCTGAGCAATTTGCTGTTAATATACCTCCTATACATAATCTTTATAAGCTAAGATAAGAAGGTTAGATGCCCGTAGTTGAAAGCATAGGCTCTTGACCCTCATTGGCCATCACAAGAAGCTTCACGTTCGCACCAGAGTAGTCCTGGTTCTCTGCCGTTGGGCTAACTCGAATAATTCGGAAGTTAGCTGTAGAGCTACCTGGAGAAGTCAGGTCAAGAACAGGGTTTGCCCGCGTCTGACCGTTGATAGTTCCAGGGTTGTAAGCAAAGTCACAGTTGGCGCCATTAAGTGCTTCATACTCAGCGTATGTATCAACGGAGCCAGCGTTGATTACATCGACTTCCCAAACGTGACGACCAAAAGGAACAACCAAAACCTTAGTAGCGTCTTTGTCCAAAGTGTAAGTCTGACCACGAGGAACGAACGAGGTAGGGCGCGCTCGACCATTGCTATCTACGGCTGCTCGGCAACCGAAGATTACGCCAAAAATTTGCGAAGGAGAGCCACCGTCAACTGCGTGAATCACGGTTCCGTCGGTCGTCAAAGCAACAGGGTCACCAATGCTCAAGACAGG